CCGATCGCCCCGGCGGCACCCGTAGCCCCGGTCGGCCCGCCTGCGGGGCCGGTCGGCCCGACGCCCGTCGGGCCGGTGGCCCCGGCCAGCCCTTGCGGGCCGGTCGCCCCAACACCCGTCGGGCCGGTCACGCTCGGGCCTGTTGGCCCAGTGACCCCCGTCGGACCCATCTGGCCGCTCGCGAGCGACAGCGGCGTCCCCCACGAGCCGTTTGCCTTCGGGCCGAACCACCGCCCGTTCGCGGTGTCGTAGTAGAAGTCGTCGCTCTTGCCGACGTTCGTCGGCGGCGTCCCAGCGCCAGAGAACACCTGCGGACCGTCCTTGCCGCCCGCGCCCGTCGGGCCGGTGACACCCTGACCTGGCCCCCAGGAGGTGCCGTCAAAGACAAGCGACTGCCCTGACGACGGGCCGGTAATTGCGATGGCGACGCCGCGAAGCTGCGTGGCGTTGCCGGAGGTGGGCGAGGAGATTGAGAAGTAGGGCATCAGTCTGCGCTCACGAGGTTGGCGTGGATGCGTCGCGTCTTCTGGCTGCGGTCGGCCCAACTCCAGCAGTTGTCCGAGAGGCTCGGCTTTATCACCTCATAGGTCAGCCGCTTGCCGTTCTCGTGGTGGATGATCCGGTCGCCGACTCGAGGCGAATCGGGAACCTCGTCGATGCCGACGAAAAAAGCCTTGGTGTCGAGGCGGATGATCTGCCCTGCGGCGTCCATCCCCTCCCATTTGGTCGCGCCGATCGTCGCCTTCACGGTCCGGCCGAACATGCTGTTCGCAGGCCGCCACTCCGCGTCGACCGAGAGGAACTTCTTCCGCTGATCCTCAAACCACGACGTGCCGCTGGCGATTAGGTCGGCCACCGTCCACCTCCTTGAGTGCGAGAGGGCGGCGGCGGACGGGAATACCATCCGCCGCCGCCTCAGAGCGCTGACGCTGGCCCAGGCTCAGGAGCCAGGCCAGAGGAGGACGAAGACCGTGTTGTCGGTCGTCGCCGGCTTCTTCGCGACGTAGCCGGCCTGGATGCCGGTCACGCCGGTGACTGCAAGCGAGCCGTTCCAGTACACCTTCGCCCCGAGCGCGTAGTCGGTGTTGGCACCGGTCGGCTTGGGGAGAGCGAACACGCGCTGCACCGACAGCGCGCCCAGCTTGTTCGCCGGAATCGCCACCGGCGCGACCCCGAGCATCGTGCCGATCTGGATGGGCTGCCCACCCGTCACGGCGCTCGACGGGGTGAAGTCGAGGTTGACACCAACCTGTCCGTAGTCTGCCACTTGGATCACCTGCCTTTCGCGTTTCTGGAATGTGGAATGGGTCGTCATGCCCCGGGGCGGCTACCGGCCGCCCCGGGGCTACGGTTCGACGGGTGTTCAGGAGGTCCGCATGCCGAGGGCGGCGAGCGCCTCGCCCTTCGCGACCCCAAAATCCATCCACCCGCGCATTTGTACCCCTAGCATCTGGAAATCTGCGGCCACCTGCTCCACGGTCGGGACTTGCTGTCCGTTGAGGAACACGACCTCGAGGGGGGCGAGATCCGCCTTGTCGGCAGTGAGCCACCAAGTCGACGCCGAAGTGAGGTAGTTGCTCACGATGACGTTGTACTTCCCGCGGAGCACGTTCTGCGCCGGGGTCTTGCTCGCAGAGTTGCCGACGCCGTCCGCGATCAGCACCGAGGACGTCATGAGCTCCAGCGCCGTGATCTCTTGGTCGGGCGGCACGAGGAGGTTCCGAGCCGCCATCCCGAGCGGGTTGCCGTCCGGGTCTTTGAGCTTCCTCCACGCCGTCTGAGCCGCCTTGAGCGACGTCAGCGACAGAGCGTTCCCGGCTCCCGCCGTGATGCTCTGATAGAAGCCGGCGTTGCCCGACTCGAACTCAGCCCAGATCACCTCGTTCAGCGAGAGGGCCGCACCGCGGCCGATCCGCTGCGGAATTTTCGACAGCGCGGAGAGGTCGTCGTTGATGAGATCCTGCCTGGTCAGGCTCGTGGTGATCCCGTAGGTGTCGGCGCTCACCGACCGATCGGTCGCAGAACTGCCGGCCGACTTCAGTTCACCAGCCGCGCCGACCTTCTGGAACTTGAACGACCCGTTCAGTCGGAAGAGGTTGACAGCCTTGAAGTCGTTGACGCTTCCGACCGAGCAGATTTCCTGCCAGGTGCTCTCCACCGCGTTGAACCCGGAGAGCAGGTTCTTGTTGACCACGGCGCTGAGAAGGTTCCCGAACTGGTGCGTGGCGAAGCTCGCCTGAAGCACCTGGCCGAGGTTCCCCGAGGACAGACGGTCGGACCCGCTGTAGCCGTTCGACTTCGCGGCGCGGACGAGAACCTCCGAAAGGGAGATCGTCCTCCGCATCTTGTCGGCGGCCTCGAGCGTCCGCTCGTTGAAATACTTCTCGACGTTGGGCATCCCCGCCTGAAGGCAGAGCGCTGCCTGAACCACCTCCTCTCCGGACGGCGCTTCGGGCGCGCCGGCATTGCCGGCCGAGCCGGACCGCGACATCCGGAGCTCAATGAGCTCCAGCCGCTTGGCCTGCTCCTCGCGAGCGGTCCGCTCCTTGGCGAGCTCGGCGCGGAGGACTTCGGTGGCACCCGCGGACTTGTCGTCCACGGAGGCACCGTCGCCGCCCTTCGCCTCGATGCCGAGGGTTTGGGTGATGGGAGCCTTCTCCACGGCGCCAGTCGCCGCGGCTTCCACCTTGGGGTCGGTGGGCTGGGGGTTGGCGTCGTGCGCCATAGGATTCTCCTCCGTCGCGAGTTCCGCCGCGATGCGGGCCGACGTTTCGTTGTCGGCGCCCATGAGAACAATCGACACCTCTCGGAGGCTCGACGATCGAACCACCGAGATCGGACCAACGAACTCCCGGCCATTCACCACGACCTTCTGGCCGGAGTCCACGTTTTCGATTCGGTGGATGTCGGCGCCGATCGACGCCTGCCACCGCATGCCCTTCTTCGCCAGGGCGATTACCCGGTCGGCCGTCGGACCCTCCCCGATCAAATCGCCCGACAGCGACAGCGACCGGCCGTCGTTCGTGACGGAGTTCGACTGCCCGAGGACCGAGTCGAGGGACGACGAGTCGTGTCCGTACAGGATCGGGACGGAAAACTTCGCCTTGAGTCCGGCGAGGTCGACGACGAGCGCGTTTCGCGACCACCCCTGGCGGATCGCCGCGCCCGTGTACGCCTCAATGTCGAACGACGGGATGCCTGCGGAATCCCCGTCCGATGCACGAACGGAGAACTCCGCAGCGAGCTTCAGCGAGTTGTCGAGGCTGGGAACTTTGTTGCTCATGTCAGTCGAACTCCATCAGCACGAGGTCGTCGAGGTCAGAGTCGTCGAAGGCGTCGAACTCATCGCCCATGTCGTTACCCCCCTGGTGTCGTCCGTCCTCCCCTTCGTCAGTTGGTTGGTGCTTCGGCCGGTTGGCTCGCCGCTCGGCCGGCGGGCCGTGGAGGCTCGTCAAGGCCGAGTTCTTTTGCGAGCGCCTTCTCGGCGGCCCGCTGACGCAAGACGCGACGCCAGTCGTCGCCGTTCCTCGCGCACTCGTCGGACAGCGTCGTGGTGTTGTTCGCGAGCCGGATCGTCTGCGCGTCGGCCTCCTTGGTCGGGTCGACGTGCTCCCAGCCCTGCCAAATCCAACGCCACTTCCATTCGGCGACCGGCCCGAGCCCGTTGGGGATCAGACCGGGGACAAGCGCCGCTTCGTCGAGCCACTCCGTCAGCAGCGGGTCGAGGACGTTCCGCTCCGACTCGCGCCGGAGGGAGTTGATAGCCTTCCGGTAGACGAGGTAGTCGCCCCGCATCGACGAGTAGTTCGCACTCGAGGAGTCGAGGGCGGCGACGATGAATGGCATGTTGAGGCACCGCGCGATCTCGTTGATCAGCGACCGCCGGAACTCCGCGAACGTGGCGGTGGGGTGCTCCGGCCGCATCTGCGTCGCGTCCCACCCTTCGGGGAGGCTCATCGCCATGCCGCGGACGATTGGCATCGTGTCCCACGTCGGGACCGGGGTCATGCCGCCGTCGCCGCCGGGGAGGTTCGTGTGGATCAACGCCGCGAAGTCGGCCGCCGTCTCGGCTGCGGTCACGGTCGCCAGCGTGTATCGCCGGAGCAGCGCGAACAGTTCCAGGGCAGGCACGACCTCGCCGACGCCCCGGTGCTGCCCCGGTCGCACGGTATGCGCCCAATGAAGCATTCGGTCGGCCGACACCCACTGCCCCTTGTTGACACCTGTCCACCCGAGCGATCCGGGGTGGTGGTCGAGGACGTGCCACTCAGTGATGTTGCCGTTGGAGTCGACTCGCAGCCCGTCGATCGCGCCGAGCTCCAGAATCCACGTCGGGTTGGCGATTTGGTCCGCTTCGTAGAGGCGGAAGTCGAGTTGGACACCCTTGAGCTTCGGGTTGTTGACCTTGAGCCCAAACGCCTCGCCGTCGACCGCCCGCGACCAGCGCATGGTCTTGAGCTTCGACGCGAGGTCGATCGCTTCCGTCCACTCGCCGACGCTCTCCTCGACGGACCGGACTCGCTCGTCCTCCGGCTCGGTGCCAGGCACCTCGAGTTGGAGGTGCGGGCCGGTGCCGACGACATCGGTGCAAAGCGTCGACAGCATGCCGGCGAGAAACGGGTTGTTCGTCGCTTCGTACCGCGCGCGGGTGCGGAGCGTGCGGCGGATTCCGGGGTGGAGGGCGGCGTCGGCCGAAAGCCAGTCAGCCTGCGCCCAATGCCGCTGGTTGAGGGGCGTCGTCTGCGCGGCGTCGTACCGAGCCTGCACCGCAGGCTGCGGCGAGGTCGGGCGGTCGCGGCGGAAGAACGACAGGATTCCCATCAGTAGTACGGTCCGTAGCCGGGGAGGCCGCCCATGCCGGGAGGCGGGTACACGTCCGATTGAGCGGTTGGGTCGGCCGAGTTCGATGCGTTCGGCGTGACGACCTGGGCGAACCGGAGCGACGCAAACGGCGACTTCTTTGCGGCGAGCATCTGGATCGCGAACTTGGCGGCGGCGACTTGCTGCACGAGGTCGTGCTGCTCCACCTCGCCAGCCTCAGTGCGAGCCCGCTTCGGCTGCGCGAGGTTCGCGGCAAGCGCGTCGATGATGTCCTGCTGGTCGGCCACGGTGACACTCCAGGGGTGCGGTCTTCGACCGCTGCCTTTAGTGTACCACCGTTCAGTGCTACGCCCGTCCCATGCGCTGCAATAACTCCTCGCGCTTCGCCGCCATCTCCTCGCGCGATATGCTCCGGCGCGTCGACCCGCCCCCGGCGCGCGGCTCCGTCCCCACGGCGCTCACGCCGGCGTAGCTTGCCGCCACCGCCGCCCCGACGATGCAGTCGAGAAGGTGGTTGTCGCGGCCAGGAATGAGCCGCCACTCGTCGACGACGCGCCCCTTCGCCTCGACGCGCGTCGGATACTCGCTCGTCAGTTGCTCAGACAGCATCGAATGGTCGCCGGAATGGACCGTGAATGCCTGGGGGTCGGCGGCGGGCATCTTGCACCGAGCCGCCAGGAACGTCTTCCACGAGTTGGTGTCGTAGAGCACATGCCGCTGCCGGTGGATCGTCGAGGTCCGCCAGTGGCTTCCCACGCGCTCGCCCCGGTCGGGCTTCTTGTCACTCAGCGTCGAGCCGGAGGCGCCGACGAATCGGCCGTGCGTCGGCAGCACCCGCGGCCCCCAGGAAGACCGGCGAGCGAAGTCCCGCACCACTCCCTGCGTCTGCGCCCAGTTCGCGTCGACGAACAGTTGCGACACCCGGAGGACAGCGTCGTCGGATTCGCGCGCGAACTCCCGGTCGAGCAGGAGCGTGGCGACAGACTCAAGCCCCGCGTGGATCGCCGCCTCGAGCGACGCGCCGCCTGCCGCCTTCGCGAGCGTCTTTTTCGCGTCGCGGAGCGAGAAGTAGGCGCGCCCCTGGTCGGGGTACGCGCCGTAGGCGACGAGGTGGCCCCGGAACTGCGCCCCCCAAGCGACCACCGCCCAGTACAGAAGTTTTTCCTGCACGTCGACGAATGCCGTCAGCGTGTCCATGCCGCGAGGGACGATCCACCGCGGCACCTCGACGACGCGGGCGCGAACGTCGTCGCTCGAGAGCGATCGCGACTGCGCTTCGTTGGGCAGCGGTTGGTTCTGGTACTCGCTCGCGAACACGTCCGGCCCATCGTCGATCAGTGCGTTGTAGGCATGCTGAATCGCCGAATACTCTCGCTCCGGATCGAAGCAGGACCGCCACGAAACCTGGCATCCGGCGTCCATCGCGTCGCGGTTCGCGAGGTAAAAGTCGTTCGCCTCGCGGTGGGCGCGTGCTTGGTCGCCGGGAAGGTCTTTGTCGAACGTGTTGCGGATGTCTCGGTAGCGGGATAGCCAGAGGTCGTCGTGCGCGGTCGCCCACGCGCGGACCATCGGAATCCGCTCGCCCTGCCACGCCGGATACTTCCGTTGGTCGAGGAGTTGGTCGACCATGTCCTCGTGCTGGATCACGGTCGCATTGACGACACAGGCAATGCTCGTCGTGTGACCGGCGAGCTTGAGCACCGACTTCGTCAGAATCTCCAGACGCTTCGCGCACTGGAGCGGGGAGGCCGCCGACTCGCGGGTCTGCGGGTCGTCG